TATTGCACTCCTTGGGACCTGTATTTGTAATGATGATAAGGATTAATTTATAAAGATTTATTACCTTTATATCTTAATTAAACTCATCTACAATTAAAAGTAGAGTATTAAACCCTAAGTCTATTTATAGATATGGCTTTGATATAAAATGAAGCAGGAAGAACCTGTCTAACATTTTAGATGTCGGATTACTACGATGTTTAAGATGTTATAGATAGACCAATCTCGCTCTTCGAAAGAAGAGAGGGACTTTTCTCTCTAAGCTGTAAGAGACCTATGTTGCTTTAAAAAGCTTAATAGGCCATATATGGTTACCCATGTTCTTACACCGTACATAGAATGTGTATAAGGGAGGTAATTATACCCTTTAAACTATTTGATTGAGAGGTAGACTCTGGCAAAATATCGTTTAATAAACTAAATATTTTGATTCCCTAAGGTGTAAACCTTAGTAAGATCAGATAGGAATGGTACACATATATGAGCTTTATTATTTTAGATAAAGTGGATGATGGTTAGACTCAGCCGTTAGGCCGTGCGTAAACGCCACCCAAACTCTACCATGAATAATAACAACAATGGAAAAGGTCGATTAACTATGTTAATCTCACAAATCGATTGGGAGCTTCAGAAACGAAGACCTTTCGTAGTGGCTGATCCAATGGAGCCAGATTCTCTCTTATATCTTAACGATAGAGACTATCAGGTTCTGTTAAGAACATGTCTATCTAACAACGAGTCTTTACTCGTTGTAGCTAGACCTGGGTCTGTACCACCAATAGAAAGCTCTTCAAAGTAGGTTCTTCGAATTTCTTTGTATTGGGCCGAAAAAGTTTTTCGAGAAAAGATGGTTTGGTCCACTTAACTAAGGGAAACTTTAGTCTGGTTTATCATACTTACATAGAATATCTCTTTTTTCTTAAAAAGAAAAAAGTAGAAGGTGTTAACCGATATAACTTAATATTTATTTCTCGACTTTTTGTCCTTTGGACGAAAATCGGAAATGAAAATTTTGTTAAATATCTGAAAACCTCACTTTATGCTGTGAACAGTTTCCTTGGAGGAATTCCTCTTTCAAGTACTACTGAACATGGTATTAAGGTGAAACTTTCTAATGGTTTACCCTGGATTATTCCTGCTATGTATAGAAGAGAGATTAGAAATAATAATATAAATTATATTCATATTGTTACTTCTATCTTGTACTCTTATAAAGGTTTAGGTATGGATTACGGAGACGTCGATATATCAACTATAATAGCTCCTTCATTTGAAGAAGTTACTAAAGTTCCTATATTTTCAGAATTCGAAATCTTTTTATCTAGTTGGATACCCCTTATATCTAAAGGTCTTCCGAAAATAGGTGATTACTCTTGTAAAGAGCCCACTATATATTCGTCCGGACCAATGGGTAGTATCTCATCAACCTGGAGAACGCTTGATTATTTTAATCTATTTCATTTCTTCCCTGATGTATATCAGGCAATGGAACAATATAGTTTTAAAACTGATCATTGGCAGTTCGGTCACATATTCACTCAAATCATGGGTACAGTTGCTGCTCGTGACTTTATGGGAGAATCCCTTAAAAAGGAAATCTTACATAAAGGGCATCCGGGAGAGAAATCTTCCTTTGATGCTTTACGATTGCAAGCTTGTATCGGTAGATTATGTACTAAATATGAGGCTGCAGGTAAGATTAGAGTTTTTGCCATCGGAGATTATTGGACACAATGGTTATTCAAACCATTGCACGAAAAGATCTTTGATATTCTACGGCGTATGTCTACTGATGCGACATTTGATCAGGATGGTGCCCTAGATTCTTTCGTAAGAATGAACTATGGTTCCAAATTCTGGTCATTTGATCTTAAATCAGCAACTGATAATATACCAAAAGAATTATATTTTCCATTACTATCTTCTCTAATAGGACCCGAAGCTGCTAAAGCTTGGAATACTATTATGAACAGACCTTTTAAAGTTCCAAAGGAAATGGAAGACCTGGCTGAAC